GCCATCCGTAGATTAAATCTCGAAATCAGGTAATCAAACGATGAAATCAAAGACCACCCGCGGCGGCGCGCGCCCTGGCGCAGGGAGACCGCGCAAAGCGGCGGCGTCGTTCTCCGGGGACGCGCGAACGTTCCTGCATCTCGTCATGCGCGGCGAGATCGAGGCTGCGCCTGCGCAGATACAGGCAGCGAAAGCGCTGCTGCGTCTGGACGGCGGCGGCGTAAAAGCCGAGCGACAGCGCGAGGCCGAGCACGTCGTCGCCGGCAAATTCAAGCCAATGCCAACGCCTCTGAAACTCATTGCCGGTGGCTGATCCTTGGTGGTCAACTGCCTGCCTTGACTGGCAGCGCAGGATCATTGCTGGAGAGTCGCTGATCCAGTTCTCGCCGCTTTACCCCAACAAGGCTGAAGAGGCGCTGCGGTACTTCGAAGAATTGCGCGTTGTAGACATGGCAGGCAGCCCTCGCATGGGGGATGCAGCGCGACCGTGGGTGCGCGACGTCGTGGCGTCGATTTTTGGAGCCTTTGATCCAGAGACGGGACGTCGGGCTATCCGAGAGGCCCTGCTGCTGATAGCGAAAAAGAACGGAAAGAGCACGATCGCCGCAGCGATCATGATTACGGCGCTGCTGCTGAATTGGCGGAAATCCGCCGAGATGGGCATCCTGGCACCGACACTCGAGGTCGCCAATAATGCCTGGGCACCCGCGCGTGACATGATACGCGTCGATCCTGAACTGTCCGCGCTGCTTGCCGTGCAGGATCACATCCGCACGATCACGCACCGGACGACGGGTGCCAAGCTGCAAGTAGTGGCCGCCGACAGCGAGACGGTTGCTGGCAAGAAGTGGTCGATCACGCTGGTCGACGAACTCTGGCTGTTCGGCAAACGTCCGAACGCGCACAGGATGCTGCTTGAGGCGACCGGCGGCATGGCGAGCCGGCCCGAGGGTTTTGTCCTTTATTTGTCAACGCAGTCGGACGAAGCGCCAAGCGGCGTGTTCCGCGAAAAACTGCTGTATGCGCGCGGCGTGCGCGACGGACGCATCGTTGACCCAGAGTTTTTGCCCGTGCTGTACGAATTTCCGCCTTCGATGCTGGCGGACAAATCGTACATGGACGAGGCCAACTGGCGCATCACGAATCCGAATCTGGGTGCCAGCGTCGACGCCAGTTACATCCGGAGAAAGCTGCGCGAAGCGGAAGAAGGATCTGGCGCGACGCTGCAAGACGTGCTAGCCAAGCATTTGAACGTCGAGATTGGCCTCGCGCTGGCGCACAACCGTTGGGCCGGAGCCGACTACTGGGAGCAGCAGCGAGTAGACGGAGGGCTGACGCTGGAGCAGGTGATCCAGCGCAGCGAAGTGCTGACCGTTGGGATCGACGGCGGCGGCCTGGACGACCTGCTCGGGCTAGCCGTTGTAGGGCGCGACGCGCAAACCCGCGAGTGGTTGCTGTGGACGCGCGCGTGGGCGCATCACGTGGCGCTTGAGCGCCGCAAAAGCGAGTCGTCGCGGATGCGTGACTTTGAGCAAGACGGAGATTTGCGCGTTGTGGATCGCATCGGCGACGACGTGGCAGAGGTCGCTGCGACCGTCGCGCAAGTACACGAGAGCGGGAAACTGGATCGGATCGGAGCAGACCCCGCCGGAATCGGAGCAATCGTCGATGCAATCGTTGCGGAGGGCGTCGAGCAGGATCGGATCGTAGGGATATCGCAAGGCTGGAAAATGACTGGAGCCATCAAGACCACGGAGCGCAAGCTCGCCGAGCGCGCGCTGTGGCACGGCGGCCAGCGGCTGATGCAATGGTGCGTAGGCAACGCCAAAGTCGAGCCGAGAGGTAACGCAGTGACGATCACAAAGCAAGCGGCAGGAACAGCGAAGATCGACCCGCTCATGGCGACTTTCAATGCGGTATCTTTGATGGGGCTGAATCCGGCAGGCGGTGCGTCGCTTGACAGCATCATCAATTCTCCGATCAGCGCATGAGCTTTTTGACAACTTTTTCGCGCTGGTTCGGGCGTAGTGCCGTACTTGCGGATCGCACTGGCGATCAACTCGTGCTGCCCGCGTCGCCGCTGGTCGAGAACACCCAGCCGCTCGGGCCTGACTCGGCACTGCAGTTAGCGACGCTGTACCGCTGCGTCGATCTGCTCAGCAAGACCATAAGCACGCTCCCGCTGTTCGTGTACGAGCGGGATGCTGACGGCCAGCGCCGCCTCGCGCGCTCAACGGTGCTGTGGTCGCTGATGCACGATGCGCCCAACGACCGCTCAACCGCATCCGAGTTCTGGGGCGCGATGGTGCTCAATTTTCTCCTGCGCGGCAATGCCTACGCGCGGGTGCGGCGCAACGACCGCGGCGACCCTGTGGCGCTGTGGCCCATGTCTTCGGAACAGGTAGTGCCTTACATCGACCCGGAGACTGGAGTTCTGTTTTACGAATACCAGCGCAATACCGAGCGCTGGCTGCTGCCCGCTGAAGAAGTTTTGCATGTTCGCGACACTGGCAACGGCATCGTTGGCCTATCGCGGATTGACTTCATGCGCGCCAGCATAAACGAATCCGCTCGCGGCCAGGCTCAAGCAACGCGCCTGTTTGCGAACGGCAACAAGCCTACCGGTTTGCTGATGGTGCCCGCCAAGCTGAGTGACGATCAGCGCGCGCGCCTGCGGCAAAACTTTGGTGAGATCGCCTCGGGACTTGAGTCTCGGCTTTTTATTCTCGAAGCTGATATGAAGTACCAGCCGATCAGCCTCTCGCCCAATGATGTGCAACTGCTGGAAACGCGCCGTTTCAGCGTCGAGGAAATCTGCCGCTGGTTTGGCGTTCCGCCTGTACTGGTCGGCCACAGCAATGTCACGACCTGGGGCAGCGGCATCGAGCAGATTCTCGACGGCTTCTATAAACTGACGGTTCGGCCCATGCTCAGCGTGATCGAGCAAGCCATCGCGCGCCGCGTGCTCACACCAGCGATGCGCAGCCGCTACACCGTCGAGTTTAGCTTCGACGCGCTGTTGCGCGCCAACATCAAGGACCGCATGGAGGTCTACGCCAAAGCGGTGCAAAACGGCATCATGACCCGCAACGAAGCGCGCCAGTTAGAGAATTTGCCGCTAGTGGACGGCGGCAACGTCGCCACCGCTCAAACCAATCTTGCCCCCCTGCACATGCTTGGGCAAGTCGCATCCAAAGGAGCCACTGATGCTTTGCAAGACCCTGTCTCTCAGTGACGCGCAGGTCAAGTTTGCTGACGATGGCGGCGGCAAATTTGCTGGCTACGCCTCCGTTTTCGGCGGCGTAGACTCGTATGGCGACACCATCTTGCGCGGAGCCTACGATTATTCGCTGCGCACGCACGGCAAGCCCAAGATGTTCGTCAATCACGACAGCATGGGCCTTCCTGTCGGCAAGTGGCTTGTCGCCAAGGAAGACGACCACGGCCTGTATGTCGAGGGCGAGTTCACTCCCAACATGGCCCGCGCAGAAGAAGCGCGCGCCTCGCTCAAGCACGGAACCGTCGATGGCTTGTCCATCGGCTACCTGCTAAAGAAGGGCGACTACGACGAAATAGACGACGGCAAGCGCGTGATTCGCCGCGTGAGCCGTTTGTTCGAGGTCTCCGTGGTCACGTTCCCGGCAGATCAAGCCGCGCGCGTTGACCTTGCCAGCGTAAAGAATGATGAGGTCGAGGCTATCGAGACCGTTAGAGATTTTGAGTGGTTCCTGCGGGACGTAGGTCATCTCAGCAAAGGGCTGGCGAAAGCGCTTGTCAGCCGCGCTCGAGTGCTGTTCGGGACGGAGGAGCCGGCCCCGGACGACACGCAAGCGAAATCCGCGCAAGAAGTGCAGGCCATGTTTCAACGGATGCAGCAGCGCCTTAATCCCTGATCCATAACCACGTCTTAAACCCAAAGGAAATACAGCAATGGATATGTCAAACATCATCAAGGAAATCGGTGCTCTCGAAGCAAAGCTCAACAGCTACGCAGAGAAAGCCCAGCAAGAGATCAAGGCCGCCGGCTCCGCGTCGGTGGAGACCAAGAACGCCATTCACTCGCTCGGCATTCAGCAGCGCGAGATCGCTGACCGATTGCTGATGCTCGAGCAAAAGCAAGGCGCGCCGCGCGGAGAGGAGAAAGTCGTACAGAGCATGGGGTTCGAGTTCACCTCGACAGAGCAATACAAAGCGTTTGTCGGCGGCCAGGTGCGCACCGTGCGCATTGAACTGAAGAACACCACCGTCGGCAGCGACGCTACGGTCGCACCCGACCGCCGTCCTGGCGTCACCAGCGGCGCGTTTCGCCGGTTCCTGGTCGAGTCCGCCATGAACGCGCTGCCGACAACCAGCAACGCTGTCGAGTTCACTCGCGAGGCCACGTTCGTCAACAACGCGGCGGAGACGGCGGAAAACAGCGCCAAGCCTGAGACCGATATCACGTTCAACCTGCAGACCGCGCCCGTGCGCACCATCGCGCACTGGACTCGCATCAGCCGTCAACTTGCGGCTGACGCGCCTGCTGTGGCCGCGTACATTAACACGCGCATGCGCTACGGCGTCGATCTGCGAGTCGAGAACCAGCTAATCACCGGCAACGGCAGCGGTGCCAACCTGTCCGGCATTTTCAACACTGGCAACTTCACGCCGCACGGCTACACCGCCTCCAACATGACCTCGTGGGTCTCCAACGCGCAGCGGTTCGATTTGATCCGCCGCGTGATTGGTGACCTGCAGGCTGCCGATTACCCGCCTAACGCCATCCTTCTCAACCCCGTCGACTGGGCGGTGATCGAGGCGCTCAAGGACTCGCAGGCCCGGTACCTGCTCGGCAACCCCGGCGGCTCCGCGCCGGCGGCCATCTGGGGTATCCCGGTCATCCCGACCAACGCTGTCACCGCCGACACGTTCCTGGTCGCCGCGCTCGACATGGCTGCCACGGTTTACAACCGTGAAGGCGTTGCGGTTGCGCTAAGCGAAGAAGACGCGAGCAACTTCACCACCAACCTCGTCACCATTCGCGCCGAGCGCCGCCTGGCGCTTGCCATCGAGCGCCCAGCGGCTATTCGTGGCGGCGACCTGACCCCGGCCTAATCGGCCATCCGCATCAGCGCAGATGGAGCAACGTATGCAGCGAATCAAGTTCAAAACCACCGTGTTCAGCACCACTTTCGGCACGCTGGCTGATGGTGATCTGCTCACGTGCTCCGCTGCGCATGCGGAGCATTTTGTCGATGAGTTGAAAGTCGCCGAGCGCGTGCTGCCGGCCGCTGCTGTTGCGCCTGCGGTCGGAGAGGAACAGGACACGTCGGCAGAGTCGACAAAGGCTCGCAAGCGCGGCGGTTCCGCCAAGTAGCCTTGCCAGTCGCGAGCGCATCAACGGCACTAATCTTTTGCAAGCACCATTTACTTTCGCGAGGCCATATGGATCAATTTACCGCTAACGGCAGGCAGGGCCTCGGCACTGGCTTGATCGATCTCGACACCGCCGTCCTCAAGGCTGCGCTGCTGCGCGGCTACACCTACAACGCTGCGCACACGTTTGTCAGCGACATCACCGGCGCAGGCGGCACCCTCGTATCTACCAGCAGCGCGCTTGGCGGTGTTTCCTTTGCAGACGGCGTGCTCGACGCCAACGATGTCACCTGGACTGCGGTTGCCGCCGGCGCTGCAATCCCTGCCATCCTGCTGTTCCAGTCCAGCGCAGTGACTGGCGGTGCAGACGTTGCTGCCACTGCCCAGCGGGTAATCGCCATTCTCGACGGTCGGTTCAGGTTCACTGTGGCCGCCACCGCCTCCAGCGGCGCAGTGGCTGTCACGGTCGACGCGCTACAGCTCGGGATCGCAAACGGCGCAGTAGCCTCGCTTATCAGCGGCACCGGCCCCGCCACCATCACGCTGTCGTCCGCCGCGAATGTTGGCGCGCGGTCGATTACCGTTTCCGCGCTCGGCAGTGCGGCGAGCGCGGAGGCCGTGTACGAAGTCGGGTACAGCAACAGCAACCTGCCGATCACGCCGAACGGTGGCGACATTACTGCGGCGTGGAGCAACGGCGCAAACCGCATTCTTAGGATCTGATCTATGGCGGTCGCAAAGTGGTCTAGCGTTTCTTCGCGCTCCAGCAACCTTGCCGGCACTTCGCTCAATTCGCTCGCTAATGGTTCCGAGTCAAGCCGCGTCACCTACGACAACAGCACAAACCGCAACCTGTACGGCTTCGTCACGATCAAGCTCGGCAGCATAACGCCATCGACGGGGGGCAGCATCACGCTTCGAGTTACTGCGAGCGATGGCACCGACATCGGGGACGCGGCGGTCGGTGGCGACCTTTACACGATGGCACTGACCTCGGGCGCGTCGGCGAAGATCGTCAATATCCCGATGGTGCGCCTGTACCCGTTCTCGCTGCTGTTTTCGGTCATCAACAATGCTGGCGTCGCGCTTGCGTCAAGTGGCAACGAGATTCACGTCACCAATTTCAACGAGGATGTCACTTAAATGCCTCGGGGTGTCTCGCTCGTTGATGAGGCGCGGTTGCAGGGGCGGCTCTGGACGCCTGCGCAGGTGCTGCCATCGTTGTGGCTGGACGGGGCAGACCTGTCGACGCTATCCATGAGCGGGAGCAGCGTCACACAGTGGCGGGACAAAAGCGGCAACGCCCGTCATGCCACGACGACGGTACGCAATCCGGGCATCACGAGGGTCAATAACCTGAACGTCATCAATTTCACGGCGTCCGGGGCAACGAGGCTGGACACGCCCGATTTCAACATCGCGCCCAACCGCCAGTTTTGCGCCTTCGCGGTTGCGTCCGGGGCGGGGCTGCTGACCGGCTTCCGGCGAATCGCAACCACAAAACTGACCGGCGATAGCGGCTCTTCCGCCGCCGCCTACCCGCAATTCTATTTTGGTTCAGGCAACAGCAATGGAAGCGCCATGCAGATTGCAGGCGGGAATGGCACAACAACGCCTATTGTCACGGGCCTTAGCACTGGCCCGCAGTTGCTGACAGGTGCTTTCGGCACGGCGGGCCTCGCGGCAAATGCGAACTCGATCTCGGCCAATGGCGGCGCGCGGTCGGTGCTGACAGGTCAGACCGGCGCACTCAGCACCACGGGCATCCGCGTGGGGTCTGATGTGGGCACTGCCAACACCAGTTCCTGGAACGGCTGGATTGCGGAATTCATCATGACGCTTGCCCTTTCATTCCCGCAAGTCCAGGCCATTGAGGGCTACCTTGCCTGGAAGTGGGGTCTTGTCGCCAACCTGCCCGCCGCGCACCCGTTCAAGAACCGCCCGCCGCTGATCGGAGACTGACATGCTGCGCGTCCGCGTCCCACAGATAGGCGCGGTGGGTGGGGCCGCCGCGCAAACCGCTGCGCTTGGCGGCACGACCGAGCGTGAGCGGGCGGGAGGCGCACAGGCGCTCTCTGGCACAGTTACCGTCCAGCCTGGCGGCAGAATCGAACGTGAGGCGGCCGGCGGCGCAAATGTCAGCGTCGCAAGTTCCGGTCAAACGGTCACGCCAGGCGGCTTTGCAACTCCCGAGCGTGCCGGCGGAGCGCAGGTTGTCGGCAGCGTTGCCACCATGCAAATCGGCGGTGTTGCCGAAGCTGACCGCGCTGGCGGCTTGGTGGCCGTGCTCGGCGGGGCGTTTATCGCTGCGGGCGGCACAGCGCAGCCTGAAGCCGCTGGCGGCCTTGCTGCGGCGG